ATGTTAACCTGGATCTTGGGTGTTAACAGTATTCGCGAAGTGGTTTCTTTTCCGCGAGTACCTGGCTATCTTAGACCTTAAAATCTTTCCTGGTAAAAATTGATGCTAACATTCTTTGTGTACTTTGTAATTAAAACCAAGAATGCCAGACCTAGCTTCTTTAACAAGCGAATGTTATAAAAAACTCATTGGGAAAGACAAATACGATTTACTCACATCTGTTAAAGATGTACAAGACATCTACAATCCCCAAAGTACTTCTAATTTATTAAAGGAACGATTACCATTATTACATGCGCAATTACATCCAACTCTTAATAATCTCCTAAAAATTAAAGATATTACTATCGGTAGTAACCAAAATTTATTTTGGATTTGTTCTCATCCAAAATGCGATTGTAAAGAACACCATATTTTTACTTCAACGGTGTATCATAGGGCAGTCAGACATCAAGGCTGTCCTTATTGTGCAAAATTTGGTCAAAAGGTTTGTAAATGTCAATGCTTCCCTAATAAGTATCCAGAACTATTTAAAGAATACGATCAAACTAAGAATGTAAGTATAGATCCTTATACACTTAGATGTAACGCAGATAAAGTTAAATTAGATTGGATCTGTAAGAAAACAACTTGTAGCTGTGGTCAACACGAATGGTCAGCACATTTAAATAACCGAATAGGTAATAACAGAGGTTGTCCATATTGTTGTAATCAGAAAATATGTCCATGTAATTCTCTTGCAACGTTACACCCCTCTATCGCGGCAGAATTTATGGTTGCTAAAAACGAAATTGATCCAATTGTTATAAGTCCTAATTCTGGTAAATCTTATTATTGGAAATGTCCTACATGCCAAGACGAATGGGAAGCTAGTCCGGATGATCGTGTTGGTCGTGGAAAAGTCTGCAGGGCTTGTAATCAGGAATCCAGTAATGAATCAAAATGTAGAGAGGTGCTGAAAAAGCACAATATAGAGTTTATCGCTCAACAGAGATTTCCTGAATGCAAAGACAAAAAAACCTTGCCATTTGATTTCTATATAACCAAGCTAAATCTGGTTATCGAAAATGATGGGAAGCAACATTTTAGTCCGTCATGGCCTTTTAATTTTGAGCAAATCAGAATACATGATAAAATCAAAAATGAATATTGCCGAAGTAAAGGTGTTCATCTACTTAGAATAGCATATACCCAATATCGAAACATGGAAACTATAATAACAAACTTTATCAAAGAGGTAGAACAATCTCAGAAGCCTCTAATCAAGTTCGTAGGACCACAGTATGATAAAATAGAAAACTTTCCTTTACCTAAAAAGATTAATATAGTCTTAAAACAAAAACCATAAGAACAAATCTTATTTACTTTGGCGCCGTCGCATATTCGAGCGTAAATGAAGCCAATGGATGATTAGGATCCGATAGTACACTAGGCTTTTGAATGTTATGATTCTTATTACGATCATATACGATCATGGGACTCTGTGCTTCGTTCGCAGAAATACCCATTACATCCATTACAGCTAAGATATACTTTTTTAAGGCATCTTTGTTCTTAATAAGACTAGGAGTACGGTTAGTTACTATGGATTTGTTGTAATGTTTATGAGCATCGGCTGGTAGAAAGCTAATTAGTGCCTTACATATATCCTCTTTTTCTATGTCAATTACCCTAAGGTTTTTTATTTTTAAAGTTTCTAAATGTGCGTAATAATTATTTCTAATTACGAGAAAATCGTATATAATTTTGGGTGTCATAGTTAAATATTCGTAGTGAATTCCCACACTAATTAACCAATTTGCGAAATTTCGTGTAGGCAAAATATAATACGAATTTGGATATATTTTCATAGTAAAATCAATATTGAAAGGGTTTGCCATACTATCATATATGTAACAACGTGCTCTATTTTGAATACGAGAGACTCTCCCAGTTAAGAACCAGTGTTTCATGTACCTTCCTCCATGTACACTCGTAAGCAGATTCTTACGTAAGAAAAGATGTATACTTCTAGTGGCACACTTCCCAAATCCAATTGAAAAGATCTTATTATCAGTCATTTGGTCTATATAATCTTAAAATTTATTATTTCAAGATTAGATTTCTTGCGATATTTAAATGTTTTCATTATTATAATCCTAATATAGTCTTGTGTCTAGTTTTATCATATGCTTTATTAACAAATTCCTTCTTTTTTACTTCTTCTAGGATCTTTTCATATAATTCTTTGTAGTTTTTATTTGATGAGAGGTTACGATCAACTAACTTAAAGCTCTCAACATCAAAGAGAGATGTAAAAATAGCTGGCCAATCTAAGATAGCTTCATATTTAAGCAACAAGAAATCCACCTTCTGTCCTGATTTAAAGAAGTACTTAGCATCCTTTAAACTATGAGACAATTCATCATAAAGATCGAAACCTAAGTTAAGATTCTTTACGAGGTCAGAAGGAAAATCATCAAGCTTAGAAAAAATTTTATTTGAAAAGTCAATCTTTTTTATAATATCCTCAGAATTATCCATTTTTTTGGCAGATTCATTATGAACCTGAAAATACATCGAAACTAACCTATTAATTAAATTACGACATACCGTAATAACTAAAAACTTCTTAACTTCTTTACTTTCCTTGCCTTTTGCTAAGGCTACACCTTCCTTATCTTTTGCTAAGGCTGCACCTTCCTTATCTTTTGCTGCTTTTTCCTTACCTTTTTCGTTAACTTGTTTCTTCGTTTTTTTGTCAGTATGATTGATCTGTACTATATGATTGAGACCTGTAGTAAGAATAAACTCATCATAATGCCTATCACTCTTAATACTAGTTCGTTTTTCTTTTGTAGCTTCTGCTATACTCTCTGCTAGAGTGTTACTGGCTATCTTTCCATAATGGGATATGAAGATCTTTTTATAATCTTTTAGCTTATTTTTTGGTTTTAGATTATCCATTCTATTATTATATAAGATAATCTACAATCTCAAAAAGCCCAAAAATCTTTTACATCTTTCAATTAGTAAAACTATTTATAAGGTTAGGGTAAATTAAAAAATGATTAGCTTGAGAGTTTCATCTTATTCTTAGAAGACAAAAGTTAAGAGTGTAAATGTCAAAGAAGCTAGTTTGGTCAAGAGAAGAAGGCAAATTTGTTGCTCTTGACAATCTCGTTGTACCAACAAAATCTACCTCGAATACTGGATATAATACCAGATCTAATACTAGACTAACTGACTCTAGAACTGATGGAAAAAGAGATGAAAAAAAAGACGAAAAAAGAGATGAAAAAAAAGACAAAAGAAGAGAGAAACTAACAAATGATAGCGACACAAAGGAGAGTCAGAATGACGCAGCTTTTTCTGTGATCGACCAGGGACTTGAACCCGATGATCTTGATAATTTAATCGACAATCTTAGAGCTGAAGAGCTTAGACAGGCAACTGAGATAACACAACAGCAAGAGGATGAAGAAATGACAGTGAGTGATTTGATAGATAGCTTAAGAGCTAAGGAATTAAGTCATGTCTTAAATTCAGGAGACTCAAAAATGAGTCACGTGAAAAGTAACAATCAGAGCAAAGATAAGGAAATGAGCAATAGACATGGTCAAATACGGAATGAAAAAAGAGAACGGGATGAGAAACCTATCTATGATAACAGATCAAGATTTGAAAATGAGTTTAGTGATGGATTTGATGATATACCCAACATACCAGATGGGTTTTTTGACGTATTTTCGGATACTCCAGGCACTATTCTAAGTAAACAAGCATCACAACCTCCAAAACAGAAAATACAAATACAAATATTACCACAAAAGACTAATAGAATAGATGCAAGGACAGAAAGACAATTCATTAAAAGAAGCTATCATGACCAATATCTTTTAGAACGTGCTTGGTATCTCCTTGGTCAGAAAGTGTTGACCGAGGAGATAGTTATAAACCCAGATTTATTAGAAAATCCTAATATTTTAGTTCCCCGAAGACTTCCTCCTACACTTGAAGTTTCTCCAACAACTGAGTCCAACTGTGATTCTAGCTCTGGTGCTACTAGTTCTAACCATAGTTCTGACTGTAGCTCACCTTCTAATATGCTAAAAAGCGAGTTAGACCCAATAGTGTTAAAAGTACAAAACCTTGATTTAGTCGAAAGTAGAGCTGCATCCGTCTCTCCGGTTTTTGACTCATTAGAGGATGATAAGAAAGAAGGTGAAACAACATTACAAGGCACAGAACTCCTAGAACAACCAGAACAATCAGAACCAGAACAACCAGAACCAGAAAAACCAGAACCACAAAAACCAGAACCAGAAAAACCAGAACCTGAAAACCCAGAAGAAGTGCTAAAAACAGAAGAAGCACAAAAAGGAGACGTACAAAAAGTAGAAGAAGAGCAAAAAGGGGAAGAAGAAGGAAAATCAGAAGAACTGATGCAGGATGATACAGACGTATCTGAACCCTTAAATCAGAATGTGACGATCTATAAACTTAATGATAATAGCTACATATTCCCAATGAGCAAAGAAGGTATACCAGGTTCTTTCTGGGGTGCTGGTCAGAATGAAGATTTCTCTAGGCCTATTGAAGCCATTGAATTATTTAGATTACCACATTGGTCTGAGAATGAATATTCTTATAAATTGGTATTTAGTAGAGAGACTTTTCTACTGAGTACCTTAATGACTGAAGACGGACCACGAGTCTTAGAAGAAATAATACCATGTGGTGTCGAAGTACTTGCTGCCGACCTTTTCCGAGTTCAACTTTAAAGATCATTCATCTGATAGGGCTCTTGCAAAATACCTAGATCCGACCTTTTCCGAGTTCAACTTTCAAGATCATCTGATAAGGCTCTTTCAAAATACCTAGTTCTACCATGTGGTGTCGAAGTACTTGCTGCCAACCTTTTCCGAGCTTTAAAGATCATCGTCTAGCTGTTTAACTGGAAACATGGTAAGAACTGGTAGAGCTCTTTCAAAAGGTCTAGATTCATCATCTACAGGATTAATGCTACTTCCATTTTTTGAAGACCAGGAAATAGTCATTTTAGTTCTAAGATTAGTGCACATGCTCTTTTCGAACTGTTGTTTAACTGTTAGATTTTCTCTACGTAGCCATTGTAGTACTTCAGCAATTAGAATGTTGAATTCGGCATCAGACGGTTTATCACAGCTAACTTTAGAAGTAGGAATAATTGCTACACTTGAAATATCATAATCAATTGATCCTTTACCATTTATAAGGCTTTCTTTCAAAATGGTTTTTTCGAGGTCCTTCAAGATCACATCTAAATGTGTACTCATAAGTTCCTGTCTGTTTTTCTTATATGTTTCTACATTTTGACTGGCTCTTTGAAACAGATTTGGTGAACCAGTCTGAAAACTTGGGCTCAAAAATTGTATTGACATGTAACCTATTATTATGGCCTATATCTTTTATTATACTTTTGCGAATTAAGACAGCCGTAACTATTTATTTAAAAATGAACAAACTTAAGTAATTTAGTTTTATTCGTAACTTGTACCATTTATATGACTGATGCGCCAAAAGAGCCAGAAGAACTAGATGCGCCAAAAGAGCCAAAAGAACTAGATGCGCCAGAAGAGCCAAAAGAACCAGAAGAACTAGATGCGCCAGAAGAACTAGATGTGCCAGAAGAGCTATATGTGCCAGAAAAGCTAGGTTACCGTCCACTTACTTTAGAAATGGTTCGCCACCACTTCAAGAAATATGGTATGTCTAAGCCTATTCGATATATGTCAGATCAGGTACTAGAAGATGGTGGCAAGATAATTTTTTCTGACTTGTACCGTCATGCCGATGATATTGGAGAACTTGAGGGACAATTTTTCCCTGACGGCTCTCTATATTGTGATCAGGTTAGGAAGGACAATTGGCTGATAAAGGATCAATCCCTGCCAATTCTTGGAGATAAAGTCACATTCTTCTTGGGTGGTAACGATAAATTTGAGTATGAGGATGAAATAATGGAAAACACACTCATCGAGGTGCTTCCTTGTGGACAAATCACTCAGCCCAATGATTGTTTCTACTTCGTCAAAGCCAAAGACTGGGATAACCTTATTCCAGTCTAGATTTATCCTTCGACCTCTGTTTTAATCTTACTTTGGGTATTTTTGCGATTTCTTGTCTCGTTTGTATGCTTTAAAAATTTTCAACCCACTCAAACCACTGACTTATCTAGTCTTAATTAGAATGGATACATTTTTTGCTGACTCTGGCAAGAAGTATTTGATTTGTATTTCAATGTTAAGAAGTAAATTGTCTAAATCCCTTTCATAAAGAACAGCATCATTGCTTACCTGTTCAGCCTCGGTCTTCTTTTTTTCGTAATAGGCGTCTACAACTTGCTTAGCACTCCTGACAAGCTCTTCTCGATATTCTTTCCATAATGGTAACCACCAAAACCATTCAGAATATGCTTTCGCCATTTCATAGATCGCTATTTTATCTCTAAGATATTGATCTGATTCTGAAAGGTCCTTGAAACTAGGTACGACAGGCGTCTTGCGTGATTCTTTATTTTGAATATAGCTTTTTAAGTCAATAAAAGAACACATGTAGTAGTTCGTCCATCCAAAATACACATCACTTGTAGTTGAAAATTCTTGTATAAGTTCTGGTAAGTCATAATCGATATTGCTATTATACACTACTTTATCAGACATTGTACGCGAGTTGCGAGAGAATATCCTAGCCACACATAAATTGTCTTTGTCTGGGTCCTCTTCTTTCTCTATGTAAGTATCTTGTAAGGATGTCATGGATGAAGATCTCTGTGAAATCTTACCTAAAACATTGCTAGAATTAGTAAAAGGACCAAAATATAAGGCTGTATCCAATTGGGAAGACGATATTTTGGACATAGGTACACTGCGCGCAGTAATTAATCTGGTCATCATTTGACTAGCAGGGAGATTGTAAATGTGCTTTCTTGTAGCCGTCTCCTTCAAGTCCTTGTTGAAGGATGGATTAGGTTCAGATAAAAATAGTTTCTCTTCGTTATTGATGTAGAGAATGGTATATGTAATCATTCCTACTTTATATGACTTTATAACTAGCTTAATAGTACAATAACTTGTTATTCAATCGTTATTCAATTTTTTAGTGTTCGGAAATAGCGTTATGATATTATGTGCAAAAAATGATATTTTTACTAGACTGTTGATATCTATAACAACAAAAAAAACAACTCAATACTACCCAATGTCCCAAGTACAAACTCAGCAGATGCGCATTGACGCTTTCGCCGCTCGTTGGCATGCTCATGCGGTCCCACCCATTCACATCAAGGTCCTTTCAAGCTCGGAGATCAAAGTGCTGGCTGTCTGTGAACCGATTTTTACTTGCAATTGCCCATGGCGTCGTTGCAAGAGCCCCAGCGGTGCAATCAGCAATTTTCAATCACATAATCAATACTGCTTTCGACACTATTGAACTGCTGCCACCTCCTTCCCCTCCCTTGCTCTTCCCGCCCTTTTCCGCACCCACCCAAAAAACTACTTTGTACCACTTTGTACCACTTTGTACCTCTTCCAAGTGGTACAAAGTAAGTAGGGGAAACCTTTAAGACCAAGATCATGAAAACACTTCAGCATTCAAAATAGTCAGACCCGGCATCGTGTCCGAAGTGGCTGGATCGTCACTCCGTTGAGCTTTAAGTGCGTGCTTTTGCTTGCTCGGCTTGTAAAACCATATGGTTAAATCGGTAGCCGTTAAGTTTGGTAATAGCATTAGCTACAGATTCTTTTTTATAAAAAATAATAAAAGCAAACCCACGAGAGGCTCGGGTGTTATGATCGCGAATAATGTTTATTCGCGATACATGTCCCAATTCTAAACTTCTTAGTAGTTCATATAGGTCATCCTCATTAATTTCGTCGCTAAGATTATTGAGTCTTAGCTTATATTCGTGTTCATCGGAGCTATTTTGATTGTGGCTTGAGTTTCCTTGTCGTGCTCCTGGGGGTTTATATTTACCTTCTTGCGATCTGTTGTTTACAAGTTTTCCCTGTTTTCCTTCTTCCTCTTCTCCTTGCGAATCCTTAAAATTTGGATTTTCAGATGTTTTCTCTACAATTTTGCTAGTACAAGCTCTAGTCCAATGGGGACCACCACAGTTGCGACAGGTAATTCTACCGTCTTGAGCATTTTGATCTAAAAGCTTTTTAGCTGTATCAGGAGTTTCTTGTTTAGAACTTTGAGATGGTTGCATGTTTTGGATATTGGCTTTATTTTGTCTAACACCATGTGCTACAGGAGTAATGTATATTTCTTCATCTAACATGGTCACATTAGAGTCTGCAACATCATTGGCGGCAAGACCGAATTTATTTTGACGCATTCGCTGTTGTCTTTCATACACTGTTCGAGGAATAGAGACAGTAGTCTTAGTTATCTTAATATATTCGGTTCTCTTGACTTTCTTGCCTTCAGCATTTGTATGGAATGAAATCCTAATATCATAATCGATATCAGGGTTATCTTGGTCTTCCTGTGGTTGCCTTTCAATAAATTCTTGAAAATCGCTCCATAGAACACGCGTCGGATCGTCAACTGATTTATTCAAGTTCATCGCTACTGCCTTAGATACCAATATCCCCTCAAATTCTTCCTCTGATAAGGAGGAAGGAAACAAGAATTTCTTTATTAAATATCAAATTTTTTATATGTTTACAATAAAATGGCAAATTTTACGATAAATGGCTGATTTTTCGACGTTAGGACGAGTAAAAAGTTTTTTGAAACCCTTACTTTAAATTACATCTATCCAAGAACCGACGTATTAGTCCTTTACGTTTTATAACCTCTTCAGGACGTAAGCGATTCTTATCTACCAGTTCTCTTGGAATGATCAGCTCTTTTTCTGATTTAGGATTAGTAGCATTGTAAATGCTATAGAAGCGACCGTCCTTACAACGGCAAATAGGGCAACTAGGTGGTATCATGCATTTAGCACAGGAAACGCAGGTAGATATGTGCCCACATGGAATAAAACAAGTCATAGGAACTGATTCCAAGCATATTACACATTCATTCTCTGTATTATTTGTATTTTTATTTGATATTAATTGATTTGCTTTATCTTTACATTTTAGTTTGCACTTACGTTTAACCATTTCTATTTGATCTTCAAGATGATTAACCGTAGCAGATAAACTTTTTATAGTCTCCCCCATGGAAGATATTAAAGATACTTTGAGATTTAACTCATATTTGTCTTTCACCGACTGTTCCCTCAATTGTCTCAATAACATATCCTTTCCATCACACTCCTTTTTCCATTCTTCATCATGCAGTTTACCAAGATAAACTACATATAGGAAAGATCCTATCATAATCGCTGCAACTGTCTCCCAGGAGAATATAAAGTATAAAAAGTAATTAAGCATAGTTAAGCCAAACTAAAAGGTAAATTAATTAAATAAATTAGAGATCAATTATTTTTAATTTTTAATTATCCTAAGCACACATCAAATAATCTTCTAGGAATTGACTAGTGAACCTATTATGTGGATCATACTTCTTTTTCATATCAATGTATAGTTCATAATTGGGATAAGCTTTTCGAAATTGGTCGAGTCTAGCAAACGGTAAATAAGGTAGGTAGTAAGATCCTTTTATCTGGGGTCCGAGAACAATATCCAAAACTTCCTGAGTCCATAAGCTGGTAGTATGTAAAGAATAGGGATTGTTTAGCAAATTATAATAAATAACAATAGCCAATCTATCTGAGGGTGCGTAATTAAGTATTGGGTTTCCAGAAGTTATGTCGTTCCTTTCTATTTCTTTTGTATGAAAAGAACGAACATATCTCAAAGAAATATTTAGTAGATTGACATTGTAAGCCTGAGTAATTCTATTGAATTCTTTCATGAAGAGATCTATAGCAGTCTTATTAATGGGTATGAAATATTCCTGTAAGGCAGTAGTTGTGGGAAAGCGTAACAATGATCGATGTTTATTAGTATCATAACTTAATTCCCAGTTTCTCCAAATAGTATCTTTTTGTTGTTCCTGTGAATCTTGGACTAGTAAATGCACGTTATTGATAGGAGAAGATAATGTATTTGTATTTATGGAAGCATTGGAATCTAAGACAGGTTCCAAATACGCCCGACAATATTTCAATATCTTACTCCTTCTTAAAAACTGCTCTAATAACATGGGTATCCAATAATATTCTTGAAAGGGTTGTAAACGTTGCTTGCTGTTGATAATATCATCGGTTTCAATGTCAGTCA